GTTTATAAGAGACAGTGTTAGAACTATTATTAATTATGGTACTAATACTATTAGTCAAATCTTTATTAGACGGTAAGAGCCCTAAGTAAAACAGGCTCTTATCTTTTTCGCCAGCAAAACACCTCCTATAATGAAAGAAGGAGGATTTTAATATGTTAATTGAATTGTTAAAGAGAATTGTACGAGTTATTACCTGTATATTAATGTCGCCATTTTATGTGGTAGATTCATTGATACACAAGAAAGAGATTAGATACAAATCTTACAACAAGATATTGCTAAGAGATCTATTCAAAGATAAGAGCAAATAACAATTGCTCTTTTTTTTTCGCGTATAAAGCACGCTCTATAATGAAAGAAAAAGGAGGATTTAATATGATTGAATTAATATTCTTTTTGTTTATTTTAACACTAGGTTTTATTGCGTTACTTGGGCTATTCTATGGAATTGCCAAGGGAATTGTAAAATTAATCTGGAATATCTTAAAATAAAAAAAAGGATCTAAACAGATCCTTTCTTTTTCGCGTATAAAGCACGCTCTATAATGAAAGAAAAAGGAGGATTTAATTATGATTTTAACAGCATTGAAAGGTTATATTCACGAATTAGCAGGATACGACAAGAAGAAGGCTAAGGTTATTGGAGTTATCCAAATTAAGAATTTTCAAGATAAGATCTTTTTAGTCTTAGACGACGAGACTATTAGAGAATTCAAATGGGATAACGCCGATGAGACTTTGCCTATTCAAGATTTAGTTAAGCTATATTTGAATAAAAGCATGCTTGAGATCGAGTTTAAAGAATCTAAAAATAAGGACTAAACAAGTCCTTATTCTTTTCGCAAGAAAAACAGGTTCTATAATGAAAGGAGATAACTATATGAAAAAGTTATTTAAAGAAAAGACAAATAGAAAGGATAAACACAGAATGAAAGATATCTATTGGAATATCAATCAGGATGAGGATATTCAATCTACATTTGCTGATTTAGATATACTGAACCAAAATATGTTATCACAGAACTTAGAAATCATTAAGTTATTTGAAAACCAAAAATAACTGATGGTTTTCTTTTTTTTTTTGCTGGTGGGAGGTGAGTATTATTGATAGATGGAGTACCAGTTCCATGCCAAGGGTGCACCGATAGAAAACTAGGATGTCATGGAATATGCGATAAATATAAGAAATTTAAAGAGGAAGTTGCTAAGATGAACATAATTAAAAGAGCTCAAACACCGATGAAAATAGAGTTTCAAAATAATAAAAAACGAAGGAATTATGAGCATCAAAAGAATAAGTTATAGAATCGCGTATAAAGCACGTCGTATAATGAAAAGGAGGTCAAATATATGACAGAAGAAATTATTGAAACAGCAGTTGAAAATCCAGAGGTAGTTGTAAATGGAGGTAGTAAGTTACTTAATGTTCTATCGAACAAGAAGGTACTTATCGGAGCAGCAGTTGTATCAGCTGGAGCATTAGTATGTGCAGTTGGTAAGAAGTTGTGGAATAAGTGTCACAAGAAGAACATTGAGATTCCTCAATTTCATACTGAAGAAGAATCGACAGTTGAAGAATCTGAAGAAGTAGAAGGCTGACTTTAAAGTTAACGAGAGCTAAACAGGCTCTCTTAGCTTTTCTCAAACAATATAAGAAGGAGGATATATTTATGATGTTTGTGGGGTTTGTTATTTTTCTAACATGTTTAGTGTGGTTGATTTTATTTATGCTTTCGGTTATGATTAGTATTATTCTAGGATTATTCGGAATTATACTGGCACCGATTATATTAGCTATTAAGTTCATGCTTGCACTATTATTAGCGTCATTTATTGTAGCGCTAATTATTGCATAGAAAGTGTGATATATGGTCGATCTATATTATGAATGGCTATTAGAGGGTATTAACGACGATAGAATAGATGACCATACTAAACTATTAAGGTATCTATATAATACCCCATTTTATGTAAGCAACAACGTAGAATTAGATGAGAGTCGAATTAAAGATGGACTAGATTTACGATATGTATATCTAGACAACAAAACATCGGCTCTTCCATTTAATACTATATTCAACTTAGATGTGTCAGTTTTAGAAGTATTGATTGCATTGGCCTTGAAATGCGAAAACCAGATCATGTATGACCCTGATATGGGTAATAGGGTTCCAGTATGGTTCTGGATGTTTTTAGATAATATTGGACTACTATATTTCACTGATTCTGAATGGAATGAAGAGCTTGTTAGTAGAACGGTATTTACATGGTTAAGCAGAGAATATGATAGAACTGGACAAGGTGGGTTATTCCCATTAAGAGAACCATATGAAGATCAACGAGAGGTCCCTTTATGGAATCAGTTAAACACTTATATTATAGAAAATTTCTAAAGGAGGAGATTATATGAAAACAACAGTAGGAACATTATTTATTGCGTTTGTAGTTAAGGTTGTGTGGTTAACATTTTTAACCGGACTAGGATTAGTATTTTTGAAATACGCCTTAGAAATGTTTGATATCGAACTAGTTATCACATTAAAAGGAATCGTTTGCACCGAGGCTTTATTAGTGACTTGTAAAATCATTAAGAATGAACTTTAACGTAAAAGCCTACATCGAAAGGAGAATATATGACAAAAGTGACAACAAAATCGGATATTTTATTCAAAATTGGATTAATGAACGACTTAATTAGTGATTTAAAGGAATACCACGCAATGTCTCTATTAGGAACATCCGGAAGAGTTAGACTATCATTGATGGAACTAAAGAGAAAGACAATTGACAATATTTATGCTAATCTAGAACAAATTGATAGCGATAAAGCAGAGAGATATCAATTAGGTGCGTCTATACGACTAATCTGTAAGGTGATAAAAGAATATGAATAATATAGAAGTAGTACTGCATGGAACAGATTCATTGATTGTTCGTAGTAATGGGTATAGTGATGTCTGGAATATGATGAGATTATTGAATAGTAATCAGCTAGTTTCATTATCTGATGTATTAGTATCAGTTGGGCTAAGGCCAAACGAGTATGACGATATGCTTTCGTTGCCAGCTAACCAGTACTATATCATGCCAAACGATATGAAGTATTTCAAAATAGTAACATTTAATAATACATCTGAAAACAATGGATTTTCTTATAAGTTCGTATTTCCAGAATTTATGCCAGTAGTAATGCCGGATATAAAAACAAAGGAGTCTAGTATATGAAAAAAATAAAAATGAGTTTACGCGACGAACACTTTGGGTCTATATTATGTCAAAACAATATTAGAGCTACTAAAACGATTAAGTTTACATTTTCTAATTATGATAAAACTGTTGATGAAATTATAAGTATGTTTTATAAGTTTAACTCTTTAGATGAAATATTAATGTATGATATATATTTTGTATGTCAAACATTAGGTTATTTTTTAGAAGAGAGTCATGATCTAAAAATAAATCCAGATTGTAAATTAAAAGTGAATAGTATAAAACAGTTCTTAGCTGATGTCACAACATTTGGAATATTACTTTATGTAGATTTATTTCCGACAGATATTGATGATAGTATGAAAAGATATTTACCAAACGATACACAAACTACCTATGATCTACATGCTTATATGCCTAGAGGATCTGGAAAGACTCAAGCAACTAAACTAATGCTTAATAGCATTTATGGATTACACTCACAAGAAGGAGGAAACAAAATGATTAATATTTTACCAAACCCTAAACGAGTTATTTGCTCAGGGCCAGTTACAACAGTTATTTACAAAGATGGAAGTAAGACACATGTAAGAAAGACAGAGGATGATGAAAATGATTACGAGAAGGCATTCTTATTATCATGGTTATATAAGACATATGGTAAGAGCGTTGTTGAGAAGAAACTAAAGGAATTTTCATCAGAGTTTATTGAACCAGAGGAGCCAGCTTGTATGAGAACTGTAGCAGAAGCGCTTAATCATGTTCTGAAAATGAGTATTGGAAAGAAGAAATAGGATTATGGAAATTGTATTAAATCTTATTTTTATCGCTCTATTTTTACAGGTAGTATTTGATACTGCCATTTTATTCATATTAATGAACACAAGAACAAAATAATAATTGAAAGGAGATTATATGGACGTTTTATTAATGATCATTGGAGTTGTAATTATTGCTCTAAATGTGTTTACTATTATTCAAGTAAGAGAGAACAACAAAGACTTATATGTTGGAAGATGCAAAAATCTTAATAGAGATTTTAAAACACTAGATCTAATTAAAGAGTTAATGTCTAAGTTAAATATGATTGAATCACTAGTAGAAGAAAAGGATGATCTGGATGAAGTTAAAGAAATTATTAAGTCTATCCCAAATAAGATTAACGACGATTATTTACGAATTGCTGAGGAGACTTGGAGACTCCATAATCGCATTACTAGAGCTGAAATTGATAGACATATTATTCAACAAGAAGCTGTTGGTACTACTCCAAATCACAAACGACAAGAACTTGGTCTGGACCCAATCGAGTCTTGTGACGAACCATACGTAGAAGGATTAAATATCGTTGAAGATGATGAGGTATTCAAATGAGACAAGATAAAGATAGACTAATGTGTAATGTGCTATATTGCAAAAATAATACATTAGTATTTAAGCAAGTTGACAGCAATTTATCAGTAAATGACTTAATTATGATAGCCGATTTTCACAAGCTAATCTTAGATACTATGGTAAAGAATAAATGTTTCAACCATGAACTAACCGGATATAGATTTGCACTAACTAAAGAGAATCATATGTCATGGCGAATTGATATATTTAAAGATGAAGTATATTCTGATTTCTTTGGATTTAAGTGCAAAGCAAAAGCCCATGGAATTCCAAGTGCTATAAAGAATCGATATTCCGAATTGATAGAGGATGTATGCTAATTAACAGTAAAACAATAAACGATATTCCATGCACTATATATAGTAACAAATTTAAAAAGTTCACAATGATAGATGAAATTATGATTAGTGGGGTTATACCAAAAGTAATTTCTGCAAATGTAAAATTATATAGTCGTAGCATTAAAATAATTTGCATTAGAATCGGAAGAACTTTCAACTGGAATATCAAGATTCTTCATAATGATGTAACGTTACTTGATAGAGATACAGATCAATATTTGACAAGACAATCTGATAAGGAGTCTTATTATGCTATGGAGAAAAAGATAGTTCAATGTCTTAATTTGGAGATTGATAGTTTAGTTAAGAAAGGAAGGTTATAATATATGATTTATAATTTGCAACTTATTTATGAAAATAGAAAATATTATCATACAGAATCGTTCGTAGAAAACCGATACATTGTATGAAAGTCCGTTCAATTCATATATTATGTACAATCCAACTGGAGATAAAGTTCTAGATGAAAAGGTACGTGTATCAATATCAGAAGTTTTAACACCAGATAGACGAGATGATGTTAATGGTTATGTAATCGATATTTTGTTAGTAAATAATAGCTTTGTAGTAGACATGATTAACCAGCAAAATATTTGCGAAACCTTAATTAGATTTCCGGTAGATCAGGTTAAAGGTTTAGGAAAAATGATCTTCAATAAAATGAGGAAGATTCAAGTTAAAAACAAATGGCTTGCTCATCAAGATTTTATGAACGATTTTTATAGTGCAGTCGATAAGTGTGTTACATATGAGAATACTAGTGCTAAATCTTCTATTGCTTTGAAATATATTAGTAATTCAAAAATATGACTTCTATTGAGAAGAAAATTATTGAGTCTTTTAATATATTCATGGCTTTGCATTTGTTAGATAATAGTGGACGACATTGTACATCAATTGAGCTTGAACGCAAATCCACACACCCAATTATTACAGGAATCATTCATGATGATTTGGGTTATTTTCAACATATAACTATAAATCTAAAGAACATAAAGAATAGAAACAAAGGTAAACATATACTAAAAATGTTAGAAAAGAACTACGACTTTGTTTACTATCAGGCTGAAGATTATTATAAGCACTATTACTGTTAAGAAAGAGAGGGAAGAAGAATATGCCGATAATTAATATACCAGAAAAGCATGCAATCAATAAAATCACAGAAATTCGTAATCTATCAGATGCTAAGTATTATATATTTATCTTACTACTATCTGATATGAAGCAAGATAAAACATATAGACCAAATTATCTTGACTTAGTGCAATATGATTCATTTGACATTGAAGAGATTCAAAAAAAGGCTATGTATAATTATTCTAGAGAAAAAGATTTCCAATGCTTTGTAGAATATTATTGCCCATATGATTTTTATCATATAGCAAATTATATAGATAAATATGTAATTGAAGTAGAAAAAGATCACTACAAATTAGAAATACCAAAAGGAAATATTGACGTTATTTTTGAAGCAAATGATATAAACTCGGTTATATCAAACCATAAAGGGGGTACAATAAATGAGCACAAATAACATTTCAAATCCGAAGCATTATGTTTCTGGACGACAATATGAACCAAAAGATGTTATCCGGGATTGGGAGCTAAATTTCAACCTCGGTAATGTCATAAAGTATATTTCTAGAGCAGGACGCAAAGGGCATGGAAAAAAATTAGAAGACTTACGTAAGGCTAAGCAATATTTAGAATTTGAATTAGCTTATTTGGAAAGCTTGGAAGGAGATAAATAAATGTTTGGATATAAAATATATAGAGCCACAGATGGTCTTATTAAACATGATATGTGGTATGACGATGATAAAAATAATATATTTGTAAGAAACAAATTCAACATAAGAGACTTACTAGAAGAAACAGTAACTCTAATAGTACAACAAAAACGCATTAAATTTAGATCTATCGAATTGTCCGAACTGAATGGCGGAAAAGCATCAATAACTGTAAATGGCTCAGTAACCGTTATGATAGAATGGAACGACAATAGGGACGAGTTTGAAATATTTCCATTACAAAAGATGGTAGTATCCCCAGTAAGATTATGTATGATTATGTTAAGCCCAACATTTGTAATTGGTGATTATGATGAGAAGGAGAAGGAGAAGAAATGAATATAGTAATTGATGTAAATGAAAATAAATTGTTCAAGAACATAGCTGGCGTCGATTCCGAACGAAAAATTCCAATAGAAATCACACTAGAGTCTATATTAGATGATGCTGTTCAAGAAATTAATAGATATAGGATACCGAGTTTCCGTTTAAGTTTTGAAGGCGATATTATTCTCAAAGAAAGCGGAATTATATTTTTCACAGATTATAAAAACATAAAATGCAGTCTCCCTGTTTTTAGAAAAGAGAACGATATCATTATGTTAAATCAAAAAACACGCATTACTTCAAGAGTGTTATCAGAATTATTTATTACACTATTATCGTCTGGTATTAAAATCGAAAACCTAAATCGTGAGTAAAACACGTCTTATAATGAAAGGAGGATCTTATATGAAGAAGATCGATAAAGAATCAAAAGGAGTAGCCGTTGCAAAGTTTGCAATTGGAACATCAGCAAAGATTGGAGTTGGTTTCTTAGTTGGAACCACTGGAGGAATTTTAATGAGATATGCCAATGTTGGTAAATTCATGAAATTCTGTGGACTAGCAGGAACACTTGGACTATCTAATGGTGTTGCCAATTATGCAGGTGATCAATGGGGTATTATGATCGATTCGTATATTGACGCTTATAACGAAATTGCGGGTCTATCCGACGAGAAAGAGGACTAAACAGGTCCTCTTAACTTTTTAGAAAGGAGCTTAAATGGCACAAATTAATATGGATACAGAAACAAAAACGCTTATTGATACTACTGGACTAGTAGGCAACAGTAATCGAGATAAGCAAAAGAAGAAAGAAGCTGAGGAACGTAGACCTCAAAAGATTATCACGAGTGAAGTGACAACTAAGGAGAAGTCAGCAACTAAGAAATTTGCTGAGAAGTTCTTTGAGGATGAGGTTAGTAATGTCAAGACATATATCTTATGGGATGTTATTATTCCAGCGATTAAGAACGTTATTTCTGATATTGTAGGAAACTCGGTGGATATGATGTTATATGGTAGAACAAGAAACAGACCACAACGAGGAACATCCACAGGTAATACAACAATGGTAGGAGGGTTATCTGGATATACTGGATATGGTACTTTCTCATCTAGACAGACTGGTATTAGTCAGCGTAATAGAGATAACTATGACTTAGATGAATTTGTATTCCAATCTAGAGCTGATGCGGAAATGGTGTTGGATACACTAAAGGAAATTGTTAGTAAATACAAGGCTGCGTCTGTGGCTGACTTATGTGACTTGATTGGCCGTTCATCACAATACACAGATGTTAAGTATGGTTGGACTGATTTACGAGGAGCCGATGTACAACGAGTACGTGAAGGATATGTACTCATCATGCCTCGTGTTACATTAATTGAATGATAGGAGGTATTTATGCGTACTGATATATTATACTCTATTGATAGAGAAACAAAAACAGCACCTTTCACAAAACGTGGTGTTATTTCATACAACTGGCAGCTTGAGAAAGTGTCTGATACTATTAAGAAATACATCATGACTGGTGTGTTTTCTTCATTAGGCACCAAGAAGTTGAAAGAATATGGTAACTGGATTGTACGAGCTATCTCATATGAACCAGAGCAAAAGACGGTTGTAATTGGTGTTAGCTTAGACATTGACGGTGAACACAGATCTTATGATATTTTCAAGGCTCCTATGTGCAACAAGCCATTATGTATCTTACAGAAGCTCCAACTAATGGTGTATGGAGCATACAAGGTAAAGAAAGAAGATAAGTCATGAGTAGACTGATATATTCTCGTTCGATAAATGACAGACCTGATATGATGACTGAGACGGTTGAGGCCAAACTGTTTAAGCCAACATCAGAAGAAGATTATGTCATTTACATCTTTTCAAAGTATGCATCAAATATAAGTCGAGACCGATTCAGTATGCCAATCACTTGGGAACTGTATTCACATGAGGACAGTTCTTACACCATACTATGTAAGTATTGGAAGCCAACTGACGTCCCAGATAATGCATATGATTTGACGACATATTCTACTAGATTCGTTTATTATGAAGATAATGTATCTGAAACGATTAAGACAATAATGTTCAATACACGTTTCCTAATTGATACAAATGTAAGTTGGTTAGAAAGAAAGCAAAAGGAGGAAAGCGATGACAGAAAAGCTGCAACAGAAGGAAAAAAGCGAAGAAAGACAAAAGTACAAAATTCAGCTGAAGTGTCTGAGAGCGAGCAGCAATCCGGATGTTCCGACTGAGGTGTCAGAGATAGGTTCTATTATTGAGGAATTACTAAATGAAAAAATAAACCAAGGCCCTTTGGCTAATTCTATTATATGGAGGATTGAATATGATACGATTTGTGGTAATGACGATTACACACTTTATATTACAGCTAGTTGCGAGATAATTGAAGGACTAAGCGTGCATTCAAGATATGCATTAACTACACCAATATATAGAGATGTTAAAGAAGACCATAGAAGAGGTTTCTTAGAAGAATTAACAAACCATCTAATTGAATCTCTATATGTGCAAATTGGAAAAAATATTAAAACTAAGGAGGAATAAAAATATGGCATTTGAAAACTTAATTGCAAAGGCATCACAGGTAGCATCAAGAACTAAACTATTAGCATCAAAGTATTCACCAGAAATCTTATTAGGTGTTGGTATTGTTACAGGAGTTACTGCAGCTGTAGTGGCTTGTAAGGAAACATCTAACCTAGATAGCATTATCAAAGAAGGCTCTAAGAAGTTAGATATTTGTAAGGAAGAACGTTTAAAGGTTGTGAACGGCACTTCTACATTAAGCCGCGAATACACAGAACGTATGTATAACCAGGACAAGATCTTAATTACATTCCAGACAGGTGTGAATGTTGTTAGAAACTATGCTCCTGCAATTGCATTAGGTGCATTATCTATTGCAAGTATCCTATATTCTCACAAGATCTTAGCAGGACGTAATCTAGCATTGGTAGCAGCATACAACATCGTTCAGAAGAACTTCGAAGACTATCGTGCTAATGTTAAGGAACGATTTGGAGAAGATGTCGATAACGAGTTACGTTACGGTGTAAAGGAAGAATCTGTTAAGAGTAAGGAAACTGGGAAGAAAGAAACTCAGAAAGTTGTTTCTGATGAAGCTGTTAAGAAGTTATCTGACTACTCTGATTATTCTCGTTTATTTGATGAAATGAACCCTAACTGGTCTGATAGTCCTGAAATCAACAAATACTTCTTACGTCAAGCTGAAGCATGGTGCAACAACAAACTAAAGGCACAAGGACATCTATTCTTAAATGAAGTATATGACCAGCTTGGATACGACCACACATCAGCAGGTTCAGTTGTTGGTTGGGTATTAGGTAATGGTGATGACTACGTTGACTTTGGTTTATTTGACATTAACGACAAGACAAAGGAAGCTAAGTCTGCGTTCATTAATAATGCCGAGAAGTCTGTAATCATTGACTTCAATGTAGATGGTGTTATTTACGACAAGATCTGACTAACGGATTTGAATGCACCTGGAGGTAGGGGTATAAGCGATATGTATGATTACCCAGACCTCTATGGTTGCGGGTCTTATGAAAGTATATTAATAGAAAGAGGATATTTAGATTATGACTAAGAAGATTTTTGTATCACTCCCAATGCGTAGCAAGGAAGAGTATGAAATTAAGGAAAGAATGCAATATTTGTTCAAACTAGCTTCTGCATATCTTGGCGAAGATTGTGAACTAATTGACAGCTTAAATCCTGTATATACAGAAGAGTTACAAAACAATAATGTGATTGGTGTGGCTCCATTATATTTAGGGGCTTCAATCAAGTTACTCTCGCAAGCAGATTTGGCAATCTTTGATAAGCATTGGATGACAGCTGACGGATGTCGTATAGAGAAGCAAGTATGTGACACATATCGAATCAAACATATTGTTGAACCAGAGCTTCTTGGAACATTTAAAGACGGCTTAAGTTACAACATGGAAACTGAAAGCAATTACTAATAATTGAAAGGAGATTATATGAATATTAAAAGTATTTTAGTCTTAGTAGGATGTACTGCAGCTGGTGTTGGTATTGGCTGGTATTCTGCTAAGACATATTATGACAAGATCCACAAGCAAGATATTGAGGATTTAAAGCATGATTTAAAGGAGTTCTACGAGGTTAATGGAGAAAATGCTCATCTAGACCACACAGAACCCTCTGAGAGCGATTCTAAGGCCCAAATTAAGCGTATTCTGCCACACGATGAAGAGAAGGACCGTATTGCTCAAACCATCCTTAAAAAGCACTATGGTGACCTCCTAGACGGTAGTGGATATTTACCAAGTGTGCAGGATGGAGAGACTGCAGAGGAGTACTTTGAGCGCGTTTCTGATGAATATTCTGAAATGAATGAGAATGACGAACATGAAGACGGCGATGATATTTCACCTAATGAAGAAGAGTATGATGAATCTGACGATATTCATCTAATTGATGAAGAAAGTTATATTATGGCCAGTGATAATGAATACGGCTATCCAAAGATTAATCTAACTTGGTTCAGAGGTTCACAAACATTAGTTGATGATGAAACGGATGATATCTTAGATGAAGTGCACTATCTAGGCCATGATATTACTGAGAACCTTTTAGATAACTGTTATGATAACCTACCAGCGTTATTTATCAAGAACAAACTAGTAGGGGCGTATCTGGAAGTTATGCTTGAGAATGGTGATTTCATCCCATCAAATACTGTAGAGGAAGGAGCTGATTATTAATGTTACCAGATTTTTTAGTTAAACCAGCAGGAGCTATTAGTACATTTGTTAAGGCTAATAGTCCTGTTATTCTTACTGTCACATCTGTAGTAGGTGTTATTTCAACAGCAGTGTTAGCTGCTAAGGCTACACCAACAGCATTAGATCTTATTGCTGATGAGAAGCGTGAACAGTTACGTAGCGAAGAACCATTAACGGGTGTGCAATCTACATTGGGATATGCGAAGAGAGTATTACCTGTGTATGCTCCAGCCATTGTAAGTGGCTCATTGACTATCGCAAGTATCTTGTTAGCACATAATGTTAATGCTACTAAGCAAGCTGCGTTGTTATCGGCATACACTTTAAGCGAGAAGGCATTTGATGAGTATCGTAATGTTGTTCGTGAAAAGGTTGGAGAGAAGAAAGAAGAAATGATTCGCTCTGAAACACATGAGAAAGTTATTGCTTCTAACCCACCAATTGAGAGTATGATTGTGGATACTAAGAGAGGCAGTAGCTTGTGCTTTGATGAGTTCACCGGTCGATATTTCTACAGTGACCCAATGGTTATTCGTAATGCAGTAACTGTCATGAACGAGAAATTGTTGAATGGAACAGAAGTACAGGTTACATTAAACGACTTCTATTTAGCATTGGATTTACCACGAGTTAGTCAAGGTGATGATTTCGGTTGGGATATTAAAGATGGTAAGTTAAATGTACGCTACGATACCGCTTTAGTCCCTAATAATATTATTGGAGTAGGTGGAAGACCTTGTTTAACAGTCGGTTATAAGGTTTCTTATTTAGGATATTATAGATAAAGGAGGATATTATGAATAATAAAGTTGAAGAGGTTAGAAATAAGTTCAAAGCTGTTAGAGATTTGTTAGTTTGTTTGGCTGCTGGATTCATTGTTGCAGTATCATTCTTAGCTATTACTGGTAAGTTGGATAATATCGAGAAGTGGGAAGATCATAATGATGGCCGATTCATGATTAAGCATACAGATAAGTCTGGAAAAGTTACATATTCTAACGCAAAAGGATATAATTTAGTGGTAGATACAGCCACTGGAGTCAACTATATCTGCTATGATGAGGGCGGATGTTCGCCATTATACTCTATGACAGGTGATATTTTGATTCATTTTACGGATACTGACTGGAATAGACGAGACTAATTTTCGTAATTTTTTAGTAAAAAACGCGTAAAAACGGTACCAAACTTAGGTCAAAAGTAACAAACTTTGGTACTCATGCAGATCAATTTTACATAATTTTTGGGCTTGCGGTACCAAACTTAGGCCAAAAGTACCAAACTTATTTGAAGTTTGGTACCAAGTTTGGTACTTTTACGTGCTCGAAAAAGGGCATTTTTTGGGTAAAAAACGGCTATTTTTGCTCAAAAACACCTATTTTTATACTATTTTATACTATTTTTATAGAAAAATAAGTAAAAATAGGTAAAAAGGTACCAAAGTACCAAACTTAAGGCTCTATAACCCTATAAGCATTGATTTTGTTTATATAAGTTAAAAGTGCCTAAAAAACGTCAAGTTTGGTACCGCACATAATTAATTGTTAATTTTTAGATGGAAAGGAGGTTATATGAATGGACTTTTATACTATAGTTGAGACATCTGTTGGTAAGGGAAAAGTAGAAGTTTTACCTAATTTTGCGTCATATTCTAGTAAAGATATCATGTTTAGAGGTAGAGCATTCTATGCATTGTATAACGAAGAAACTAAGTTATGGTCAAAAGATGAACGAGATGTTGGCAGATTTATAGATCGAGATCTTAAAGAATACTATAATAGTATGCGAACATCTTCAGCCATTCACGTCAAGTATATGAATAACTATAATGATGGTATGTGGTCTAAGTATAAAAAATGGGTTAAAGAATCTATTGATAATTTTAAGCCACTTGACCAGAAAGTTATATTTTCAAACATGGATGTGAAGAAGACTGACTATGCTAGTAAGAAATTACCCTATCCATTAGAAGATGGGTCTATTGAAAATTATGATAGACTTGTGTCTCGATTATATTCTGTAGAAGAAAGAGCTAAGTTTGAATGGGCTATCGGATCAATAATTGCCGGTGATAGTAAATCAATTCAGAAGTTCTTTGTATTCTACGGAGATCCTGGTTCTGGTAAATCAACGGTGCTTGATATTATTAAAAAGTTATTTGACGGATACTACTCAATATTTGATGCTAAGTCACTTGGCGGTTCTGGAGATTCGTTTGCAATGGACTTCTTTGAGAATGATCCATTACTGGCTATTCAAGAAGATGGTGATTTATCTAGAATTGAAGACAATTCAAAATTGAATAGTATTATTTCGCATGAAGAAATGAGAGTTAATGCAAAGTTCAAATCGCCATATGTTGCTAAGGCAAACTGTATGTTATTTATGGGAACTAATCACCCAATACAGATTACAGATAATAGAAGTGGTTTGATGAGACGTCTCATCATTATTCAACCAACGAATGAACGTTGGAGTATTGGCGAGTATTTGGATATGTATGGTAAGATTGATTTTGAATTAGGAGCAATTGCCAAACATTGTTTAGATGTTTATAATTCTAGAGGTAAACATTTCTATGATGATTATAAGCCGTTTGATATGTTGGCTAGAACCAATCCTTTCTATAACTTTGTATATGATAACTGGGAACAATTTAAAGATGGAGTAACACTTAAGAGAGCTTATGAAGTATATAAGGATTATACTGAAGAGTTCAATTATAAGACAACTGTTCCAAAGTATAAGTTCCGAGATGAGCTTAGAACATATTTTAAGAAGTTTACTGACCAGATTAAAATCGATGGTGAAATTTATAAGAACTGGTTTAATGAATTGAATTATTCAAAACTTGGTATAGCACCAATGGCAGATGTCATTGAGAAAGCTGGTGAAAAGGTAGAGGGGTCACAAGAACCTGTTGAGAATAACGAACTAATAACTTGGATTAATATGAAAGAACAACCGTCAATATTTGACTTAGTTGCTAAGTCATACCCAGCACAATTAGCAAATGAAGAAGGTTTTCCTAAACGTAAGTGGGAGAACAATAATGTGGTGTTATCTCAAATAGATACACACAAGCTTCATTATGTTAAGGTTCCTGAGAACCATATTGTGATTGACTTTGACATTAAGAATGAGAAAGGTGAGAAAGATTTTAAAGCGAATCTCATTGCTGCTTCAAAGTTCCCTAAGACATATGCTGAGGTAAGTAAGTCTGGTGCTGGTATTCATTTACACTATATCTATGATGGGGATGTTTCTAAATTATCAAGAGTATATGATGATGAAATCGAAGTGAAAGTATATACAGGTAATTCGGCATTAAGAAGAAAGTTAAGCATTTGTAACGATATTATTATTGCTACTATCAACTCCGGATTACCATTGAAAGGAGATGATAAAGTGATTAATTTCAAAGGGATTGAAAATGAGAAGCATCTTCGATCTTTAATTAAGAAAGGATTAAATCGGGAGGTGTTCCCAAATACAGCACCTAGTATTGACTTTATTGGTCATGTATTAGAAATAGCTGATAATGACCGATTACATTACGATGTTAGTAATATGAAGAATGCTGTATTAGCATTCGCCGCTGAGTCAACACATCAGGCTACTGCTTGCATTCGCAAAGTTAATAAGATGAAATTCAAATCAGACGACATTATTGAGGATAATCCTTTAGAGTATCCAGAATCTGAAACGAATTCACCTATTATATTCTTCGACCTAGAGGTGTTTAAGAACGTCAATATTCTGTGTTACAAGTATAGAGGGCCTGACAGACAACTTGTTAAAGTGTTCAACCCAGAACCAGAATTCATTCAGTCTTTATGTACTGGTAAACTAGTCGGGTTTAATAATCGTAGATATGATAACCATATCCTATATGCAATTATGCTTGGGTATAGTCCGGAAGAAGTATATGAGGTATCTGATAAGATTATTAACAACAAACCAGGCGGGTTATTCTCAAAGGCATACAACATATCATACACTGATATTTATGACTTTGCTTCTGCAACCAATAAGATGAGCCTTAAGAAGTGGGAAGTTAAGTTGAAGATTCATCACCAAGAGTTAGGATTCCCTTGGGACCAACCATTACCTAGAGAAAAATGGGAGAAGGCTGCCGAGTATTGTGGAAATGATGTAATGGCTACTGAAGCGGTATTTGACTATCTAGAGCATACAGACTTCTCAGCTAGAGAAATGCTGGCTGCAATTTCTGGAGGTACTTTAAATGATTCAACCAATACACTTACTGCAAAGTTGATATTTGGTGATGATAAGACAGCCCAGAAAGATTTCTTATATACAGATCTTAGCGACTTCTTTCCTGGATATGAATTCAAGAATGGAGTTAGTACCTATAAGGGATATGAAGTTGGAGAAGGTGGATTTGTTTGGGCTGACCCAGGAATGTATGGACCTTGTAAAGTATTTGACGTAGCATCAATGCATCCACATAGTATGATAGCGATGAAAATATTTGGAGAGAAGTATACAAAGGTTCTTGAGGATTTGGTTAACGCACGTATTTATATTAAACATAAAGAATATGATAAGCTTAAGTCATTATTTGATGGAAAGCTATTACCATATATTACTGACGATGCGTCAGCCAAAGGTGTGGCAACTGCATTAAAGACTGCCATCAACTCTATATATGGATTGACATCTGCTCATTTTGACAACCCATTTAGAGACTTTAGAAATATTGATAATATTGTTGCTAAGCGCGGTGCATTATTTATGATTAATCTTAAAGAAGAGGTTGAAGCTAAAGGATATAAAGTCATCCATATTAAGACTGACTCTATTAAGGTACTAAACCCAGACGACTATATTGCTAACTTTATTGGCGATTATGGTAAGAAGTATGGGTATACGTTTGAAGTCGAAGATGAGTTTAAGAAGATTTGCTTAGTTAACAAGGCTGTTTATATTGCTCAGGACTATGATAATGAATGGCATGCTACTGGTCTTCAATTCCAAGTGCCATATGTTTACAAGACGTTATTTAGCAAAGAGCCAATTGAGTTTGATGACCTATGCGAGATAAAGGCAGTTAGAACTGATATGTATTTGGCTATGCCGAACCCTAGTGACCCAAACAATAAGGTTATGCAGTTTATTGGAAAAGTTGGGCTATTATGTCCAATGAAGAAAGGTACTGGTGGTGGTGAACTGGTTCGAGATAAAGGGGATCAATATTTGGTTGCAATGGATAAATGGAATAAACTTACAGATGAAGAAAAGATGAAATCTAAGATTCCAGATAGATTTGCTAGTGTCACTGGTGCTAAGGGTTATGAGTGGATGGAATCGGAAATGGTTGCCACTCTAAATAAACAGGACGATATTGATTTAGATTACTATAGAAAACTGGTCGATGGAGCCGTTGAGACCATCGAGGAGTTTGGAAGTTTTGAAGAGTTTGTTACTTGTGATATTCCTCCATATGAGAGAATGTTACCAAGTATTAAAAGTGATGAATTACCATTTTAAGAAAGAAGGATGAAATTGAAAAATGGAAAGACCAATTGTTGATGATATTATTATTGAAGGAGCTAAGTTGTTATTTAGAAACTTCTCAGGAGCTCCTACTAAGTTTAACTCCAGAGGTGGAGAAAGAACTTTTGCAGTATTGATTAAAGACCATGAGTATGCAGAGGCTTTAAATGCAAACGGGTGGAACATTAAACGCTTTAAGGAAAGAGAAACAGATGACCCAGAATTGGGACCAGATTATTACTTGCCTGTATGCGTTAATTTTGGATCAGGACGTCCACCACGTATTGAATTAATTACAAAGAGAAAAAAGACACGTTTGGACGAAGATACTGTAGCTAGTCTAGATTATGCTGATATTACAAACGCAGACCTTATCATTCATCCATCATTCTGGGAAGTAAATGGTAAGTCTGGAATTAAGGCTTATCTGAAGGCTGGTTATATTACTATTCAGCAAGATGAATTCTCTGATAAGTATGCTGATTTAGAAGAAAGCTTCTAGAATGCATAGAGGGGGTGTTATTTTAAGCACCCTCTTTTATTTTTTTTTTGATAGGAGGTGCAAAATGATAGAATTGTATGATGAACAAAAACAAGCTTTATCTAAAATGCATCATGAGTGTATTCTAGTTGGCGGAACAGGTTCTGGCAAAACACTGACCTCTCTTAGTTTTTATAAACAAAACTACTCAAACCTTAAACTGTATATTATAACCACTGCAAAGAAAAGGAATACGGGGGACTGGATAAAAGAAGCGTCTTCGATTGGCGTTATTCCAGAAAAGGTTGATAGTTGGAATAATATTCAAAAGTATCTTAGTGTGTCTGGAGCTTTTGTGATATTTGATGAAGCTCATCAAGGAGGTATGGGTGTATGGGCTGATTCGTTTGTTAAGATAGCTAAGAAGAATAAATGGATTATTCTATCGGCAACTCCAGCTGATAATTACAACGACCTAAGGTCGGTATTTATAGCTAGAGGGTTCTTTAAGAATAAAACCCAATTCAATAGAGAGCATGTGATATTTAACCCACATGTAAACTTCCCTCAGATTGACCGATACATCAATACTGGTATTCTGGAGCGATATCGAAGAATGACATATGTTGATATGAACATTGAACGGCATACTACTCAGCATCATGAGAGAATTAGAGTAGACTATGATAAGCAACAGTATAAAGAAGTTGTTATTAACAGAAAGAATCCATTCAATAACTATGAGCCGATTCAGAATGCAAGTGAGTACTGTTATACTCTTCGACGTATAGTTAACTCCGATATGTCGAGAATATTTGAGTTGAATAGAATCTATCTATTAAATCCTAAGATAGTGGTGTACTATAACTTCGACTATGAGTTAGACATGTTGCGAGACTATGCTACTAACAACAACATTCCTTTTGGCGAATTGAATGGGCATAAACATGACGATATTCCTAAAACAGATACTTGGTTGTATTTTGTTCACTACTATCACTCGGAAGCGTGGAATTGTATAGAAACTGACACCATGGTGTTTTTTAGTCAATCCTATTCATACCGTACTATGATACAAGCGGCTGGAAGAATAGACCGATTAAACACTAAGTTTAATGACTTAAGTTATTATCATTTAATTAGTGGGTCATCTATTGACCAGGCGATATTAAGAGCGTTATCTAAGAAGAAGAAATTCAACGAGTCTCGCTTTATCAAGATTGGAGGCATAGATGACAAGAAAGAGAGGACGGCCAGTAACTCATCGACCTATAATCGACAAAGACACTGGTAGGGTATACAAAACATATACTGATGCTGCAAACGATATTTGCGGTGATAGAGCAAATGTATACAGAGTTACTATTGGCATACAAACACATCACAAAGGACATAAGTTTAAATTTATTGATGATGAATAACGTGCGCGCGAAAAACAGGGTGTGTAATAGAGAGAGAGTACCTTTTAACACAAGGACTCTTATTTTTTCTTGGAGGATTTGTTATGACTAAACATTATAAGAAAGAATCTGATTTTCAGAAGGATGTCATAAACGAACTACACGAGCGTCTTCCTGGATCCATAGTCATGAAAACCGACCCAAGATATATTCAGGGTCTCCCTGACCTTTTGGTGTTATTTAACGATAGATGGGCATCTTTGGAATGTAAGAGATCTTCCACCGCTAATAAACAACCAAATCAAGATACTTATGTTGAAATGATGAATGATATGTCGATATCTCGTTTTATATATCCTGAAAACAAAGAGGAGGTATTGAATGAAGTTCAATCCGCATTACAATCTCGCAGGAAGTCACGCAGTACTAGGAGCAAGTAATTATCATTGGGTTAACTATTCTCCTGATAAGTTAGTTAACACTTATAACAATTTGCTTAATAAGCAGAGAGGCACTAAGTTACATGAACTTGCTGCTACTTTAATATCTATGCGAGTAAAATTACCAAAAACGAAACAAACACTAAACATGCATGTGAATGATGCTATCGGCTTTAAGATGGACCCTGAGGTAGTGTTGTACTATTCTGAAAATTGTTTCGGAACTGCAGATGCTATATCTTTCAAAGATAACTTATTAAGGATTCATGACTTAAAGACTGGATTCAGTGAAACTAATATACTCCAATTGAAAATCTATGCTGCGTTATTTTGTTTGGAGTATCAGTATGAGCCTAAGGATATTCAAATAGTTCTTAGAATCTACAAACTGGATGATATTCAAGAATGTTTACCAGATCCTAATGAGATTAAGTACATTATGAATAAAATCATAGAATTTGATAAACTTATAGAGTCCGTTAAACGAGGAGGAGAGCTATAATGGAAAACACAGATGATTTTTTAGTTGGTTTTGACATTATTGTCGATGAAAATGACACAATTGAACATTACGGTACCCCTCGTCATTCTGGTAGATACCCGTGGGGGTCTGGTGAAGATCCTTACCAAAAAGGCGGAGCTCCATTTTTAAAGTATGTAGATGACCAACGTAAGAAAGGTCTTACAGAAACTCAGATTGCTGAGGGTTTAGGCATTACTGTTAAGAAATACAGAGCCCGTATTGCAATATCCGATGCTCAGAAGAGACAAGATGACTATGCGGTATACGAGAAGCTTAAAGCCAAGGGTTATTCAAATGTCGCAATTGGTCGTAAGCTAGGAATGAATGAATCTAGTGTAAGATCTTTAGCTGATAAAGATAAGTATATTAGAAAGACAGCTATTCTTAATACTGCTAACATGCTTGAAGATAGTGTTAAGAAAAATCGGTATGTCGATATCGGTTTAGGAACTGAGATTGGCATATCTGGAGCAATGGGAATGGGTATCACTAAAGATAAGCTTGAGAAAGCCGTTGTTAAACTAACTGATAATGGCTATAAAGTTATGCAGTTATATGTTACCCAATTAGGAACCGGACAAAAGACAACTACTTTAGTCTTAACAGACCGTGATGTGTCATATAAGGAATTGATGGCCAACCGTGATAAGATTGCATTGGTTGGTGAATATTCCAAAGATGGCGGACAGACATTTGAGAAAGCTGTAAAAGGACCTATCAATAGTATCTCTTCAGACCGTGTTAAGATAAAGTATGCCGAAGAAGGCGGCATCGATAAAGATGGTGTCATTGAATTAAGAAGAGGCGTTCCTGAATTATCATTAGGTGATAACAAATATGCCCAAGTCAGAATTGGTGTTGATGGTACTCATTATCTAAAAGGTATGGCTGTATATAGTGATGATATACCTAAGGGGTATGATGTTGTATTTAATACTAATAAGCATCAAGGCACTGACAAGATGGATGTATTAAAGCCAATGAAAGAAGGCACCGACCCAGTTAAAACGCCTGAACGTGTATTTGGAACAACATTCAGACAGAATACTTACAAAGATAAAGATGGTAAAGACCATATATCTGCAGTTAACGTTGTTCGTGAAGAAGGCGAATGGGGAATGTGGTCAAAGAACTTAGCATCGCAGTTCTTATCTAAGCAGACTATAGGTCTTGCTGATAAGCAATTGAATCTTGCTAAGCGATTAAAAGAAGATGAACTTGATGAAATCATGTCAATCAGTAATCCGACTGTTAAGAAGAAGCTTCTTGAGTCTTATGCTGATGGTTGTGACTCGGATGCGGTTCATTTGAAGGCAGCTGCTTTACCTCGTCAACAGTATCAGGTTATCCTACCATTCAGAACACTTAAGAACAATGAATGCTATTCTACCAACTACAAAGAAGGCGAAGAAGTGGCGTTGATTCGTTATCCGCATGGTGGAACTTTTGAGATTCCTTTAGTTAGAGTTACTAACAAGAACAAAGAAGCAAAAGCTGTTCTTGGAAACGACGCAAAAGATGCTATTGGAATCAACTCTAAGGTTGCTGAACGATTGTCAGGAGCAGACTTCGATGGCGATACAGTTCTTGTAATCCCAACAAAAGGAAACAAGATTGTAAGTACAAAAGCATTGAAAGAGCTTGAAGGTTTCGACCCTAAATCATTGTACAAGCTACCTGATTCGGCTCCAAGAATGACTGAAAAAGCAAAGCAAGTTCAAATGGGAAAGGTTTCAAACCTTATTACTGACATGACTTTATCTGGTGCAGACATTGGCGAGATTGCTAGAGCAGTTAAGCATTCAATGGTTGTAATTGATGCAGCAAAGCACCATTTGGATTGGCGTAAGTCCGAGTTAGACAACAACATTGCTGAGCTTAAAGAGAAGTATCAAGGTGCAAAGAATGCTGGTGCTGGAACTCTTATTTCAAGAGCTAAAGGTCAGCAAAGAGTTGATCAAAGATCAAATCGTGGTTACACAATCGATCCAGAAACAGGTAAGAAAGTATTCTTATATACTGGCGATGTGATGAAGACTAAAGATCCAGTTACTGGAAAGTATGTAGACCGTTTGGATAGTAAAGGTAATCCAATGAAGCGTCAAACCATATCTTCTAAGATGTATGAAACAGATGATGCAAGTACCTTATTGTCTAAGAACCCTACTAAGATGGAGCTTTTATATCGTGACTATGCCAACCATATGAAGGTACTAGCGGATAAGGCCCGTAAGCTATTGGTCGGCACAAAAGACATTGAATATTCACCGTCGGCAAAGAAGATTTACCAGAAGGAAGTTGATTCTTTGAATGCTAAACTTACTTTGGCTGAATCAAACAAGCCTAAAGAGCGTAAGGCACAGATACTAGCCAATGTTATATTAGCTGAACGCAAGGCAGACAACCCTCATATGTCTGCAGAGGAAGAGAAGAAGGAGTCTGGGCGTGCTCTTATTCAGGCAAGGGATATTGTTGGAGCTAAGAAGCAACCCGTTGTTATATCTGAAAAGGAGTGGGCAGCTGTTCAAGCTGGTGCTATAACTCCTACTAAGCTTAGAAAGATATTAGACAACACCTCCTTAGACTCTGTTAAAGCTCTTGCAACGCCAAGAGAACACAAAGCTATGACTTCAAACAAAGTACAGTTAGCTAAGTCATATTTGGCCAGCGGTTACACCTGGGCTGAGATATCCACCCAGCTGGGTATACCTGTGGGTACCATCCAAGAAGCTGTGAAAGGAGAGTAAAAGTTATATTTTATGGAAGACAATGTAGTATACATGCTGTCCACAGTAGATAACCCATACAGTCCTTTCACTCAGTTCGATGAATGGAAAGCTTTTGATGAGTCTAAAGGTTATTTTACATGTGAATACTTAGCAAGAATCGCAAACACATCTTCTGAATTGCCAGATGATATTGCAGACAAAGCAGTCGATGATGCAATTGATGAGATTTGTAGGCTAAACGTGCTTGGCATATACAGAAAAGTCAAAGAATCTGATTTCAAATAGATTCAAAGCAACAATCTTTAAAGATTAAACGAACTTTTGTAAAGTTTTTGATCTTTTTGGATAAAATTTTGGGTTTTTGATCGTTTTTATTCCAGATTTTACTCTGCTTTTAAGTTGTGACGACAACTGTACGGTCATATTTAACCCATATACCGGTGGTTTTAAAGCATAGGGGAGGGGGCTGTCCATTATACACATCTCACGCTGCAGACGAT